AAGCACGTACTCAATTGACTACCGTGTCTTGCAAGGCGATACTTCCGAGCGTGCTGTTTGGGATAGTTTAGCAGAAGTGGTTAATGAGAAATGGATAAGACCTGATGGTATAGAATTACCTTTAATGATGCTGGCGGTAGATAGTGGTTACAACACGCAATTTGTTTATGACTTTTGTAGGCGTTTTGATGTTACTCGTGTTATTCCAGTAAAGGGTCAAGACAGTCAAAGGACTATTGTATCTACTCCAAGAAGTATTGACGTATCGGCTGCTGGCAAAGCAATAGGTAAAATGAAGGTTTGGAACGTAGGGGTTAGCGTGGTAAAATCTGAAATCTACTCTAATTTACGTTTGAATAAAAATGAGGACGGAACATACCCACCCAACTATTGCCACTTTCCTGAATACGGAGTTGAATACTTCAAAGGAATAACATCGGAGCAACTTGTTTTTAGAATGAGCAAAGGTTTCCGAAAGTATGAATGGGAAAAAGTTTATACGCGAAATGAGCCGCTAGATTGTAGAGTTTACGCTCGTGCCGCTGCTACCGTAGTAGGCATAGACCGATTCAATGAGAATCATTGGGACGTGCTAATAGGAAGGTACAATAAACGAAAGGAAGGTCACGCAAAACCAATATCGCAAAAAGTAAATAAACCAAAACAAAAATCCTCATTTTGGGGTGATAGATAACCATGACACTACTATATTATTCAGAAGTTGGCGAAGATAGCGAGGAGTTTGACTTGCACCCACAATGTGTTGACCACCTAAAGGCATTTATGGACGCTTCCTTTAATGGCGTTTATTTAGCGGAGGTTTGCTTAGATATTGAAAGCCCAGCATACATTGTTTGTAGGGGCAAAGATTTACTGATTGACCTAATTGAAAGGTTCGGGGCTTGGGATGATTTAGCTATCTATGAATGCACGTCATACCAAGATGCAACCCAACTAATGCAAGACCTTTCGGAGAACTCTAGTGTAGGTTGCGAATATGAGGGTGAATAATGTTAACTTTGCACAATGGCATGGACATTAGAAGATTTAGCTACATTAGAAGCGGCCATCGCTTCGGGCGCACGTATCGTTAGATATGGTGATAAAGAAATCACGTATCAGACCTTAGACCAAATGCGAGCGTTAAGGCGTGAAATGCAAGCCGAACTAGGGGTATCAACTGGTTTTGGCAAAAAATACTATTCCAATCACTCAAAGGGGCTAACATGAATCGGTTAGAACAACTTATTGCTTTTGTTTCGCCTACTATGGCTTTGGAGCGAGAAAGAGCGCGTCAAATAACTAGCCACATTAGAAGTTTTGACGCTGCTAAAAAAGGAAGAAGAACGGCTAGTTGGCTTGCAAGTGGGACAAGCGCAAATGCCGAGATATATGCGGCATCTTCTATATTGCGAAATAGGTCGCGTGAACTTACCCGTAACAATCCATTTGTAAAAAGAGCGGTTCAATCAATTTCAAATAACACTATTGGCGTTGGCATTCGTGTTAAGGTGATTTCAAAGAACAAGCGCGAAAGAGAACGTCTGCAAAAAACTTGGACTGATTGGAGCGACAAGACTGAATGCGACTTTGAGGATAGACTAAACTTTGGAGGTATTCAAAAGTTGGTGTTTAGGGCTGTAATTGAAAGTGGTGATTGCTTAATCCTAAAGCGCAGGAATAGGGACAAGAAAGTTCCACTTGAACTGCAAGTCTTAGAGATTGATTACCTAGACATTTCCAAAAATAGCCTAACCGCAAATAGCGGAGGGGATTACAGTTTTATGGGAATTGAGTTTAACGGAAAAGGTAAACGAATCGGGTATTGGCTATTTGATAGACACCCTAATGATGTTAATACAATTGGCAATACTATTAGCCGTTTAGTTCCTGCTAGTGATGTTATCCATGTTTACGAGTTACTACGTGCTGGTCAACAATTAGGAGTTCCATTTGGGGTGTCCGCATTCCTTAGAGTGCGCGATATGGACGAGTATAATGATGCGCAAGTTGTCCGTCAAAAAATAGCCGCTTGTTACACCGTAAACATAACAAGAGAAGGGGCTGGAACTGTTTTAGACGCAAGTTCAACTAGCGAATTAGAGCGTGTAGAGCCAGGAATGATAAACGTGCTAAATCCTGGCGAAACTATCGCTTTTGGAACTCCTCCAAGTGTTGAAGGTTTCGGGGAATTTAGCAGAGCAATTATGCAAGGTGTAGCGGCTGGGTTCGGATTAACTTATGAAACGTTGACTGGAGATTTGTCCAATGTCAATTTCAGTTCGGGTCGCATGGGTTGGATTGAGATGCACCGAAATATAGAGGATTGGCAATGGAATGTTATTATTCCTCAATTGTGCGACCCAGTATGGAAATGGTTTGTTGAAGCCGCTGAATTAGTTGGAGTAACTTCCGTTAGTGCGACCGCTGAATGGACGCCACCACGCAGACAAATGATTGACCCAGCTAAAGAGATTAAGGGTATAAACGCTCAAATACGCAACGGGTTAATCTCTTGGAATGACGCGGTTAGAGAACAAGGTTACGACCCCGAAGAAGTGCTTTTGGAAATAGCCGCAACTAACAAAGCGTTAGACGAAGCTAAGATTATACTTGATTGCGACCCAAGAAAGGGAAAGGGTGAAGCCCCTGATGGACGAGGAAGACCAGCTACCGATGCTGAAAATCTAAATGACAACGTAGACAAAAAATAATTCATAACTTTACGGCATGAAACCTAACAAAATACAATCAATGAAAACGAGGGCGGCTTTTGCCCCTTCAACTCTCGTTGAGGAAGATAGGACGGTAGAGGTTATTTTCGGAACTGACGCGGAGGTTCGTATGTCTGATTGGGAAATCGGGCAGTACATGGAATCAATGTCTTTTGAGGAAGGTCATGTTAGATGGGAACGGCTTAATAGCGGTGCGCCATTACTTGACAACCATAATGGCTATAAAGGAACACGCGGAGTTTTGGGTGTTATCGAAAGAGCATGGGGTGAAGGCGGTGTTGGTAAAGCAATCATTCGCTTTTCAAAACAAGAAGATGGAGAGCGAGCATTCCAAGAGGTTAAAGACGGCATTTTAACTGGCGTTTCTTTCGGGTATCGCGTTTACAAATATGAGCGCATTTCATCTTTAGAAGGTGAGTTACCTAAGCTACGCGCTATTGACTGGGAAGGTTTTGAGATTAGTCTTGCACCTATTCAAGCCGATATAAACGCAACTGTAAGAAATTTAGACAACGATAGTAACAATGTAGAGATAATTGATTTATCTTTGCAACCTGAACAAGAACCAATAACAACAATAAGAACAATGGAAACTCCAATAATTGAGCCGATTGTTGCCCCTGCGGTTGACACGGTGGCTATTGCAACGGCTGAAAGGTCGAGAATCAAAGAGATAACAGACCTATGCCGCAAGTTTAAGGCGGACGATTCTGTTGTATCTGATTTGATTGACAACGGTAAAACAGTAGAACAAGCCCGTAAGGTGATTATGGACGCTTGGACTGCAAAAGATGCCAACGAAGGACAACGGTCTACTCCTGTTGTTACCGCTGATGAAACTGATAAGTTTCGTGCAGCCGTTACAGAGGGTATTCAAATGCGTTCAAATCCAAACATCGAAGCTAAACAAGGCGGTGATTCATTCCGTGGAATGAGTTTGCTACGTCTTTCGGAAGAAGTTTTGCAACGCAATGGTGTAGCTACTAAAGGTCTATATGGCCGCGAACTAGCTTCACGCGCACTTGCTACTTCTGACTTTCCAATCATTCTTGGAGCAACAGTTAACAAATCGTTGCAAGCGGAGTATCAAGGAGTTGAAAGAACTTTCCAACCTTTTTGCCGCAAGACCAGCATTAGCGACTTGAAAACCAAAACAGTTGGTAAACTTTCAGGATTGCTTGGCAACCTAGAGGTTATCCCCGAAGGTGGTGAGTACACAGCAGATGCAATGTCGGAAGACAAAGAAGCATACGGACTTACTAAATACGGTAAGAAAATCGCTATCACATTGGAAACTATTATCAATGATGATATGGATGCGTTTAGCCGTATTCCACGTGCAATTGCTTACGAAGTTGGGTATAAGCAATCGGATATTATCTATAATATCCTTACTAGCAACCCGAACATGAATGATGCAGTTGCTTTGTTCCATTCTACTCACGGAAACTTGGGTACTGCTGGAGCAATCAGTTCAACTACTTTGGCAGAAGCTAAAAAGAAGATGCGTCAGCAAACTGGTCTTAACGGTAAGTTTATCAATGTTATGCCATCCTTCCTTGTTGTAGGCCCTGATAACGAGCAAGAAGCACTACAATGGATGAATGCTTCATTTAGCCCTTCTACTGTTGGAAACACCAACATCTATCAAGGTTCTATGAGTGTTATCGTTGACCCACGCATCACTACTAAGAACTGGTTTATGGTTGCCGCTCCTAATAGTATTGATACTATCGAGTATGCCTTCCTAGACGGTCAAGGTGATTTCTACACAGAAACTAAACAAGGATTTGATGTAGATGGACTAGAAGTTAAAGTTCGTATGTTCTTTGCTGCAAAAGCAATTGACCATCGCGGAATGTACAAAAACCCTTACGTTTAATCTGTAACAACTAAGAAAATGACTAATTACGTAGCAGAAGGAGAAGTATTCAACTACACCGTTCCAAGTGGCGGTGTTACATCGGGCGACCTAGTTTTACTAGGTGCGCTTGTAGGTGTAGCCGTTAACACGGGTGTTGAGGATGATTTAATTGCCGTTAACGTTTGCGGAGTGTATGAAGTAGCTAAGGCTGCTGGTGCAATTTCGCAAGGTGCAGCAGTTTACTTTGACGAGGACAACGCGGAAGTGACAACTGCAACATCAGGTGGCTCACCTTGGGGTTCACTTGTGTTAGCTGGACACGCTTACGAAGCTGCCTTGTCGGGTGACGCAACAGTTAAGGTTAAGTTGGTAGGTTAATTCCATGCCTAATCCGTTCGACACTTTATCGGACAGGGTTTTTGCAGCCTGTGAAAAGGCAATGGGTTACGATGCTACATGGACGCCTGATGACGACATAGTAGAACAAACTGCAAGGGTATTATTTGGGCAACCAACTAAACCCGAAACTTTAGGAGAGTATGGGGATGAATATCATCCTCATACTTTTTTTATGGAGTATTGGGACGGAAAGTTTGACGGTTTATTTGAATCTGTGCGCGATGGTGGAGTGGAACACGTGTCTGTTAATGGCACATCTTACTTTGTCCGCGATGTTGTAAGAAAATACGATGGAAGGAATTTTAAGGCTCGATTAGAAGCCGTAACTTCGTGACATGAATTACACGTCAATTGAGAATGATATAGTAGCAAGGCTTGCTCCGTTGGTATCGGCTGGGTATGAGGTTGAAGCTATGCCCGATAATGACGGTTCAAATATCCCTGCCGCAAGAAAGGGTAGAATAACGGTACAAGTTGGAATGGTTAAATTTCTTGAACACAAAAGCATTAGTAGTGCTGTTGTTCAAGACGAAGAAATATATGTTGAAATCATTGTGCGTTCTCGAAAACTTCGGGCAACTGGCGGAGTTTATGATTTAACGGAATTATGTAGGGCGTTGTTAATAGGGTACACGCCAACAAACTGCAAGGTAATGCTTCGCGGTGTTGATTGGGGTGGTATCACGCCTTCTGAACGTTTTGATGGCATTTGGACTTACTCATTAAGGTTAGCTACTCAAAGTGTTTCGGTTGGGTCTGCTGATGAGGACATTAGTGTTCTTATTAGTCAAATTACGCTATTAGATGGGTTTTCTATTGATGCTCCAACCCCAACTATCGAGATATACGCTTCTGCTTATAATGTCGAAAATTCAGGCGACCAAGTAATTATAGCGTGGGTATCTACTAACGCAGACGAGGTAACTATATCGGGTCTAGGCGTAGTAGCTGCAAATGGAACGGCTACTATAACAATGTCCGTTAATACCACCTTTACGGCAACCGCAAGTAACGCATACGGAGATGATTCAGCTTTAATAAACGTTACTGTTGGAGCAACTTGTGAAGATGCTATCATCGAACTAAACGGTGTTCAAGTTGCAACCGTAGCAAGCGGAGCAACAGAGGACTTTACCATCTTAAACGGTGGAGGAAATGCTATTGGAACATGGGATGGTACATCTTTGGTTGTTGCAAATAACTACACAGAGATTAACGGGGTTCAAGTAACCGACCAAGAAGCGGAGGTAAATGCAAGTATCGCGGTTGAATTAGACGGTAGCCCATCGGGAACGTGGAACGCTGGCACTCAAACATGGGAAGTTACAAGCGAACCTTGTTTAGATGCGACCGTTGAAAATTCAGACGCTACATTTACCCAAGATATTATTTCGGGTGATACATACGTATTAGATAATTACGAGTTTGAGTTTCAAGACCCTGATGGCGTTGTTATTTCTACTGAAATAGTCCCAGCTATGTCTGCATCAACATTTAATTTTCCAACAGGATTTGGTGCTGATGCTATTTTACAACGCAATGCTATTCAAATAAAATCAATACCATCTGCCGCAACATTTAACCTAAAGACAAAACTAGATGGAGTTGCGAATAACGGTACTTGGGACGGAGTAGACACTTTAGACTTTACAAGTTCCTGTTCACCCGTAGCCCTACAAATTAACGGAACACCACAGGAATCAATCGCAGCTGGCGCAACCTTCAATCTTATCGCCACATTGGATGGCGTGGCTGGAGGTACATACACGCCAGCAACCGACACGCTTGCGTTCACCTCAAATAGTGGATGGATTAGACCCTTTTTTTGGCCAGCATTGCCAACTTTGACGGCTGCGAGTGAAGCGGGGTATATTCTTTTGCCCGTTTATGAGAATCGTTTAAATAGGTTTTCGCTTCAAATCAATAACAGCACAGTAGACTGGGGCGATGGCACTACAAGCGCACCAAGTGGCTCGGTTAGGACAAAGACATACGACTACGCAACTATTTCGGCTACTGTTTATGTGGATGCTTTGACAGGCGAAAATTACAAATTCGTAATTATTGGGATTACCCGAACAGGCTCACCAATAACATTTGTTTATTTAGCCATAGCAGCGGCTACAAGCCCGACAAGAAACTACAACTATGGTGTAGATTGGAATTTTAGTTTTCCAAATTGTACGGATTTCTTTCTAAGTTCATCGCCTAACAATGGAAGCATGGTGTCGGTTAAGCAATTCAAGCTATGGTCAAGTGGAGCGGCTATAATGGTTGCGCAATACATGAGGGGAATTGAATCATTACAACTGCCATCATTTCCTTCAATGTCTTTAGCCTTCGCATTTAGGTTTCTTGGTGGTGTTCGCATTGGAAATGTGAACTTTGGATTGGCTACAAGTTTACAACAATCATTTGTTCAATCTAACATAATTTCATTCGGAAATATTACAGCTAATTCGGTTTCATCTGCAAGTGAAATGCTTTCGGACAATTACCAACTTGAAAGCATTGGAACGATTACCATGACATCGGTAACAAATTTGTCATACTTTTTTAGTGGTTGTGTTATTATCAAATCAATAGGTTTAATTACTGCTAATTCTTGCACTAATTTAGAAGCTTTTGCAATTAACTGTAACGCTTTAATTGCAATAAGATTTGCAAACTGCGCAAATGTGACCAATACATCGCAGATGATTCAAAGCTGCTTTTCTCTGCAAGTATTAGATATGCCAAACCTTACAAGGGGCGTTAACTTTACTAATAGTTCAATGGGTAATTATGGAATGAACATATTCGCTAACGGCATAGGCACAGCAAGCGGTGCGCAAACTATTACCATAACAGGCACACCATTTGGGGCATTAGTTACCGCATTAGACCCAACTGCCTTAGCGATTAGATTGGTAATGACAACCAAAGGTTACACAATAGCAAACTAAGATGTGGTATAACGAAGAACAACAGGCGAGGGGTTACACGATTACGTTTCCTGACGGCACAGAAATAACAGCAGCAGATGCTGGGCAGTCACCTATTAACGGGTGGGAATTTAACAGCGACCCTCCAGCTTGGTGGGATGCCTTATATCCTATTGAAAATAAATAAAAATGGCGAATGTTAAAGTAATAGTAAAAGCGAATGGTTGTTTGGATTCTGTGCTTCAACGTAATGGAACACAGATTAAAACTATACCATCTGCCGCCACGTTCGATTTAATAACTAAACTAGATGGTGTTGTTGAAGATGGCACATGGGATGGGGTCGACACTTTAGACTTCACCTCCGCAGCCTGTTCACCAGTTACCTTCCAAATAAACGCAGTTAACAAGGAATCCTTGTCAAGTGGCACGACTTTTAACCTTATCACTAAGTTAGACGGGGCGGTTAATTCGGGTAGTTACGATGCGCCTACGGACACGCTTAGTTTCACAAGTGCACCTTGCCCATCGGTATCGCTTGCAGTAAGCGATGCCACGCCTGACTTTGGGGAAACGATTACGCTTACGGCAACGCCTATAGGGTTTGTTCCCGTAAGGTATTTCTGCGAAATCAGGAACGGCACAACCTTGATTTATGTAGGTGACAATGCAACAGGGATATTCAACTACACGGTGGACACTGTTGGAAGTTTGCAGGTGTACGTATATGCGGATGACGGGTCAACGGTGAGCGCATTCAACATAGGCGGAACGGCTACGGTCGTGGCATTTTCCCCGCTATCATTGGCATCACCCGTAGCGGGTTATGACGCTTCTGACGCATCTTCGGTAACAGTAGCCACGGGGGTTTCGGCTATTACAAATCAGGTAGGCGGAGGACTTCCTTTAGTTCAGTTAAGCGGAACATTTCAACCTGCCTATCTTATCGCTTACAAAAATGGGTTGAACGCTATAAAGTTTGATGGCACAAATGATTTCCTTGCCAGTTCTGCCGCATTGTTAAGCGGTAATGACTGGTACATATCCATAGCGTGCAGACCTGAATCAACAGCTACTGTTCAGTCCATATTCAGTCAATTCACATCAGGACAGGATGGCAGAACAACCATGAACGCTAATCAAAACGCGGGAGGTGGTGCATCGGCTGGGAGGATGCTTCCATTTACTTCACCATCAACTGGACTGCTTGATTTCGCATTTACCACGGCAAGCCATGTAATCGAATTTGAATCAGCTCTTGGAGTGCTTCAGGTGAGGTTTAACGGAACGGTGGTGGCAACAGGTACAACAGCGGTGGTAATTCGCAACGAGGTTTTTAGATTGGGGTCACTTGACGGATCACAAGCATTCTTCAGCGGCCACTTCTATGAAATATGGCTATTCAATGCGTCACAGACAACGGCCAACAAGAATGCACTATTACTTTACTACCAGAACAAATGGAATATCTGAGGTTTGAAAGTGAAAGCGAGGCACTGACTTACGACCATATCCTATTGATGGAAATGGCCGAGGGAAAAGGGTTGCCCGTGAATGACGGCAATGTGTTGGGCATTAAAGATGGCGTAGTAACAGAGGAATATCCTACCACATCTTGGAGCAATGTCCGAGAAGTTGTCGGCATCGGTTGGATTATCAGCCCGCCTGATTGGAGGGATTTGAGCGATTACGAAAAAGGCATTATGGTGGAGTGGACGCATGACATAATAAACGTTTTTAGTTAGTAATTAGAACGCCTAAACCTTTCAGCAATAAAATCATGAAATTTAGCAGCCACTACATTCGATTAATACTTGCATTCGTGGTGTACATTAGCGCGATGGGTTACGTGTTCGCAGCATCATTTCTAACCATACCAACGGAGAACCAGCGGACAATCGACACGGCTATTGGCTTTGCCTTTGGTATCGTGACATCCGTAGCATCATATTATTTCGGCAGCTCACAGGGTTCAGCCGACAAAGACAAACGAAACAATGGCACACTTTAAGGCAATGGAAGCAGAGGGGATAGCGGCAATAGTTTCAGCGGTTGTAGGGCTTGCTGGTGGTAAATTTTGGGGCAAAAGTCAACAACTTGACGAGGTTAAGCTATTGATTAGTGAATACCAAGAAGCACATAAGCTAACAAAGGAAGATTTGTCCGATATTCGCGCAGAATTAGAGAGGTCTAAAAGAGCCGAAGAAATTTGTTTCCAACAGCATAGAGAAGCAATGCACAGAATAGACGAATTAGACCGTGGCATTCGCTCATTTACAGGAATACCAACTAACCCGAATAAGGAATAATGGCAAAGATAACCGTAGGGGGTCAATTTAAGCCCCGTAGCAGACGCAAATTGAGAAGACATAGTAAGAGTAGGGCGAAGGGGTTTAAAGCGTACAGGGGGCAAGGGCGTTAACATTACAACATACAAATGTTCAATATCCAATTTGCGTTACCACCTGAAGGATTTAAGCGACTTTTTTACGATATTGAAACAAGCCCAAACATCGGTTTCTTTTGGCAAGCTGGCTACAAGCTAAACATACCGCCCGAGAACATAATAAAAGAACGTGCAATAATATGCATTTGTTGGAAGTGGGAAGGGCAAAAAGTAGTACATAGCGTGGAATGGCAAGATGGTTGCGACATTGCAGCCCTTTCGGCATTTATGGCTGTGGCATTAGAAGCAGACGAAATAGTAGGGCATAACGGGGATAACTTTGACGAGAAATGGATTCGCACCCGTTGCCTTATTCACGGGATAATGTGCCCACCAAAGTTTACCAGTTTGGACACGCTAAAGAAAGCACGTACGCATTTCCGATTCAACTCTAATAAGTTGGACTACTTAGGGCAGCTACTTTTGGGCAAGGGAAAAGAAAGTGTTTCGTGGGGCGATTGGGTAGCCATCGTGCTGCATAATGACCGTGATGCGTTGGATAGAATGGTTGCATATTGTAAAGTAGATGTGGAGGTTTTGGAGGGCGTATTTCACAAATTGCAGCCATACGTTACAAGCAACTCACACGCTGGGGCGGCTACGGGGCATGGTCGATATAGTTGTCCAGCTTGCGGATGTGAAGAAACTATAAATAGGGGCACACGTTACACGGCTGCTGGATTACCACGCCATCGGATTACTTGCACAAATAAACTTTGCGGTAAGCATTTCACCGTAAGCACTAAAGTGTTGCAAGACAAGATTGCAGACGACTACATTAAAGCTAAACGAGCCGAATGACAAAACAAAAAGCCACACTTTTTGCGAAGGATATGTATCAGGCATTCAATACTATGGACAGAAATTCTTGGCGTTCACACGTACGGAATGAAGCCCAAAAGAAAGGTGAAGATGAAGGATGGGTATTGACGGCAACTATGTGGCTGGAGCAAATGTTTAGTATGTACAGAAAATGAGCCTACGCTTTGAACAGGAAGCATCTTTGTTAATGACCCGTGAGTTTTTGCTCGACCTACTGAATACCAGCACACGACCAAAGACCGTTAAGGACTTAAAGGAAAGGGCACGAAGGTGTCTAAGGCATTACCCACCGCTAACCCAAGATGGTGAACCCATGTTTTCAAATGACGGCTTTAGCTTGGACAATAAGTTGGACACTATGTCCAAGTAAGCGCGATGCGAAATAAATAGGCGCAAAGTCAGGGTATAGGCTTACTTTTTAGCGGTAAAAGTCAACTTATAGGCTTACTTTTGAGGTTGCAAATTGAAACCCTTTCAAATGTCCGCTAATTTCGGACGGTTAATCATACCTTAACGGGTATACAAACAAACAATGTAGCGTATTTCATGCGGTTTATGACGTTATCGGGTATAAAATAGGCGTTCATTATTTCTCAATGTTCATATTTTGTGAACGTTTACTATCTTTGTGCCAACAGTACCCGAACGCTTACCATTCAGAACAGCGTACCAGTTAGGGTCTTTTACTTAGCCCGTCAAGGTTTGTGGTTATCCTTGACGGGTTTCTTTTTATTTTTGTATCAATCAAACTTGACACGCCTCTGATTCAAGCGCACTTTGCCGAGTCTTTTCGACCCGTTGCTTTAGGTTCGTGATTCACACGGACGGCAACGGGTTTCTTTTTATTTATTTTCACTTTTGTAAGTTTTATGCTATTTAGATAGAAAACGCTTTGTACTTTTGTCCTATCAAATAACCACAAAAACAAACCACATGGAAACAATACACAAATTAGTAAAGTATTACGAAACAGGCAAGAGAGAATACCTTGCGAAAGGAAGTCTACAACATTGCATGAACGAACTTAACATTTGGAAGTTTCTTGCAAAAAAAAATGGAGCTGACATATCAAGTGAAGGAGATTACCATATGCATTGCGATGATTACGCTGGAAACGGCATAGTTGTATTGTTCCAAATTTATGACACTCAAGAACAACTGTTTGATTAATTAACCACTAAAAACCACAACACAATGGAAACCAAAATGAAAGATTGCCCTGATTGCGAAGAAGGAAAGTATTATGTTGATACAAGCAGACAATGCACAAAGACCCCTTGGCAAGAATGCTGCGGAGGTTGCGGCTACGAGGTAACGTGCGAAACTTGCAACGGTTCGGGAGAAATTGAAGATGAAGATGAAAGATTTAGTGTTGGTGACAAGTTCAAGTATTTAGGACTGGATGCAATAGTGACCAATGTAGAAGTAAGCATTTACAGCGGCATTACCTACACTATTTTCATTGAATGTAGCGGTGTTACGCTTTCGGTTAATTCACTTTCAGAAACTCTTAAAAACATCTAATCATGACCACGCTAAAACAACTTGAATCTGCGCTAAAAGACACGCCAAACCTAAGCGCATTGGCATATTTAAAAGGAGCGATTGCGGCTACTCGGTTAAACTCCGAAACCTCCGCTCACATCGAATGCGATAAAGTAACGCTGGGCGAACTTGCACGCGCTTTACAAGTGGAAACGCATTGGAATGGGCGCACTTATAGTCTGACCATTGAAAACGGGGCGCACTTTGTAATACTTCAAACACCTGTAATTGTAACCGCCAAATGAAAATGACAGCAGAACAACTGGCCGCCATAAAGCAACGGCTATCGCAGCGCAAATTCCTACCCGATGTAAGTGTGGAAGGGCTATGTATTGCGGCCATGCAAGTCCACCAAATTGAGTGGGAGCAGATAACAAGAAAGTCGAACCTTCCGCACGTTGTGAAATGTCGGGAGCAAATAGCTTACGTTATCTACACCTACATCAACCAGTCTACGTACTTGGAAATGGGTAGGCTACTGAATAGAACCCATGCTACAATAATCCACAACGTACGACAAGCGAGGGCGTATTTATCAATTGAGCCGAAATACAAGCATCAAATTGAAACAATAGTAAAACTGGCAAAGGAATGGGAACAAGAGCAGAAATAATCCGCGCCCTACTACTTCAAGGCAGCTACTCCGTGGCGATGCTGCAAGAACACGTAAGCCGAATCCAAAAGCGCAAGAAGTGGAGTGATAGCGTGATTGAAATGGAGTTGAATAAATTGCCAGTTACTAAGGATGGGAATTTATATACGATTGTAAGATGACACAGCCTGAACGATTGAAAGAAGCCCTTGCATTTAGTTGTGAGGGCTTTTTTATGTACAAAGTGTACACACGTTTGTACACTCTGTGTACACGTCAAACCCTTATAAACATTGGAAAAACGTAGTGTGTAGTGTACAAACACACTTAAAACAGTTTTAGAAAATTATTATTAAACTACTGGTTAAATTCAGTTTTGAGTGTACAAAAGTGTGTATTTTAACGTAAAACCGCGCTACCATTGGGTTTGACGTGTGTTTGAAGTGTACAAAAAGTGTACAAAAGTGTGTATTTTCTTTTTTCGTGTACAATTAAAAAAAAGTTGTACATTTGCCATCGTTCAATCGGGTAGCCGTCCGATAAACAGAAAAGAACTTATTAACCCATTCGAGGGAGGAGCGGCTACTCCAAACTCGTATGGGTTTTTTTATTGCAAAAAAATGGAAGAATTAAACGAAAATTTGTCATCATTATTTAATGAAAGCATTTGGTTAAATGATGTATTGCAAGCGGAAAAGTCCTTTGACGAACTAATGGATTTAGTTGAACAGCAAAAAGAAAAACCACAAGAATATGATTACTATGATGATTTTGGTAAGAATGCCGAAATAGAAATCAAAGAGGTCAAAGAATTTGCCGATGCTATTTGGGTTAATTTGATTAGCGGAGAATGGAAGTGGAGCAAGACCCCTAAGGCCATTTGGATTGAAGCATATAACTCTACAAGCAATTAGGTTATGGAAAAAGAATTGGTTGAGTTCTACAAAGAATTACTTTTGCCCGAATGGGATGTTTGGCAAGAAGTAAAAGGGGTTAATCCTAGAACGGGTGAACGCAGACGAATTGATTTAATCATAAGGCATAAGGAACGCCACAATTTTACCTTTGGCGTAGAGTGCAAGCGTTTGGACTTAAACGGATATAATCAATACTCTGACTGGTTAAAGCAAATGATAGTATACACCCAAGTTGAATGGGGAGCAAGAAAGCAACGTATACCGATTTTGTCTTGCCCATCTTTAGCTGGTGCTAATGATTCTTGCGCTTATTACGCATTAAAACGCATTGCTGGTAAGTTTGGGTTGGGTGAACTATGCAGCGAGAAAAGGTATAACAGCGATGAGCATTTATTGAAGGTTATGATGTCGGACACTATTCTTTGGAGGACTGACAACGGATTTAATGAGGGGCAAAAAAACAGAGATTTCACAAAACTAATAACATCACTATGAGCAAGCACATCAAATTAGAACGAGGAAAACAATTATTATCTGCTGGATATTCTTTAATAGTAGCTGGCGAGGATAAGTTACCATGTCACGCATGGAAGCCTTTAATGACAAAGGCATGGACTGTTGAAGAACTTGAACAAAATATAGATAACCCTAAAGCCTTTAGGTACGGCTATCCAACTGGATATAACGACATCCTAGTTATTGACATTGATTTGAAGGTGTTGCCAATGGAGTTACGCGCTCCGTTTTTTGATGAGTTTATAGCTTTTGTAAGGGATAATGTAGATGGATTTGATAAGAAAGTTGCCCTACATAAGACTATGAATTACGGCTACCACTTGACTTTTCGTACACGGTTAATGATGGGTAATGAAAAAATTGCAGTACCAGTTTTAAGTGGGATAAAAACAAACGGTAAAACGCAAGCCTTAATTGAGAGCCGAGGAACTGGTGGTTATGCCATGCTTTACGATGAGTGTGCAAATGCTTTAGATTATATTGCAATACAATATCTAAGCGATGAAGAACATAATACTATCCTTGCAATTTGTAGGATGTACGATGAACGGGTTGAAGAACAGGAAGTAGAACAACCAAAGCAAGATAAAGCAAAAACCAACGGAGTAAGTCCGTGGCAAGATTACAACCAACGTCACACGGTTTTTGATGTAGTTGGTGATGAGTTCAAAGTAATACGCCATCTATCAAATAAGACCGTTATTAAGCGACATGGTGCAACATCAGCACATTCGGGCTACGTGTTTAAGGATAGTGGTTGTATGTACTTATTCAGCACAGGAACGTCATATCCAAACGAAAAGCTACTAAGTCCGTTTGCATTATTTGCTCACAAATATCACAGAGGGGATATGAGTGGTGCTGCTAAAGAGTTGTATGCAAGTGGTTACGGTGATAGGGTTAAAATTGAGCCGCCTACTATTTTAACAAATGAGCCAAAAGCAATAGTAGAACGTAGTGAGTTTCCTTTAGACGTTTACCCATTGTCAATACGTAATTACATAACGGAGTGTAATCGCACATTAGGACATAGTGTAGATTACATGGGTAGTGGTTTACTTTGGATGCTTTCGGTTATTGTTGGAAACAGCCAAAAGGTAAAAGTTAAAAACGGATGGACTGAATGCGTGGTAATTTGGTTAGCCGTAGTTGGTAGGGCTGGAGTTGGGAAAACACCAGCATTAAACAGCATTATTAGCCCTTTAGTTGATGTTAATAGTAGAGAAATACGTGAGTATAGGAAGTTAAAAGAGAAATACGAAGCGTATGAAAAACTAAATAAAGACGAGAAAGCAAACGCTGTTGAGGTTAGAAAACCTAATCGTGGTCAATTTATAGTTAACGATGTGACTATTGAAGCACTTGTGGAATTGCATGAAGAAAATCCAAACGCGGTAGGTGTATTTAAGGACGAACTTGCTGGCTGGATTAAGGACATGAACAAATATCGGGCTGGTGGTGATTTGGAGTTTTGGCTTTCATCATTTAGCAATAGCCCAGCTTATACTACTCGTAAAACGGTAAAGGATAATTATATCCATAGTCCTATCATTCCTGTACTTGGTGGCATTCAACCAGCGGTATTGAACCAAGTGTTTACGGATGAATACCGAGATAACGGATTTAGCGATAGGTTGCTATTGTGCTATCCCGACACGCAAGTAGAACAATGGAACGAAAACGAATTGAACGATGAATTGCTGCAATGGTACAGCGATTACATACTAAGTCTTTACGGTCACATTCGCAACGAAATACGAATGAATGAGGACGGTGACATAATTAGCAATTTCGTTCGTTTTAGCAAAGAAGCAAAGGTTGAGTTAGCCCGAATAATGAATAAGATTACAGACCGACAAAACAGCGAAGATGAAACCGAAGCAACTAAAACTATACTTCCAAAGCAAAAGACATATTTGCCGCGTTTTGCAATCCTATTGCACATTTTAGATTGCTATGATAATGGTGTAGATTTTAACAGCGAAATTGAGCAACAAACCATTTTGAATGCCGAAAGATTAGTAGACTACTTTATTTGTATGGCAGAAAAAATAATGCAAGACGGCCAAGATTATAGCAATCTAAAAGCAAGCGCAAACGATAAGGTAGTTAAAACAAGTGCTGATAAGTTTGCCATGATGTACGCGGCAAATCCAAAGCTAAACCGAGTTGAAGCGGCTGGATTATTAAAAGTAAGCCGTTCACAGATTTACAACTGGATTAAGCAAATAGACAATGAATCTTAGACCATACCAAACCGAAATAAGTAACCAAGCTGCTGAAATACTATCTAAACGCAAGATAGTCTACTTAGCGATGGAGGTAAGGACAGGAAAGACTTTGACCGCATTTGCAACGCTGCAAAATGTAGGCGCGAATAGATGCTTATTTGTAACCAAGAAGAAAGCAATACCCAGCATTCAAAAAGATGCGGAGTTAATCGGGTTCGATGCTGAATGTGTGAATTATGAAAGTTTGTATAAGGTAAAAGAACGGTTTAAGTACATCGTAATAGATGAAGCGCATTGTATTGGAGCGTTTCCAAAGCCATCGCTAAGGGCAAAGCAACTTCGTGCGATTATAGACCAAAATACCTATGTGATTCTGCTTAGTGGAACGGCAAGTCCTGAATCATTTTCACAGTTGTATCATCAATTTTGGGTGCATCCATTAAGCCCGTTTGCGCAGTACGGAAACTTTTACAAGTGGGCTAAAGTATTTGTGAATGTCGGAGTTAAATACATAGGGACGGGGCAAACTACAAACGACTATTCCAATGCCAAGTATAAAGACATTGCAATGTTCACCAAGCCGCTAATGCTAACCTACACGCAAGCAGAAGCTGGTTTTACTCAACAAATTATAGAGGACATTCTTGTCGTTCCTTTGCAAAACTCAACCTATAAGTTGATTAAAGCGGTCAAAGAACATGGGATTTATGAAGGTAAAACCGATGTTATACTTGCCGACACGGGCGTTAAGCAACAAAGCAAAGTTCACCAGCTATGCAGCGGAACGGTGATTACCGAGAACGGGGTTCACATTGTAGATAATACTAAGGTTAGGGCTATAATTCGCAAATTCACAGGGCGCAAAATTGCCATATTTACAGTTTACCAAGCCGAGATGGACATGGTGAAAGAGTTAATACCTAATTGCGTAAGTACACCCGAAGCGTTCAATGCCGACCCAACGGCTACTTTTGTTGGGCAAATTCGCAGCAGCCGCGAAGGGGTTAACTTATCGAGCGCGGACTGCTTAGTTTACCTAAATATCGAGTTCAGCAGTTTGTCGTATATCCAAGGGCGAGATAGGGCAACTACTAAAGACCGCACAACACCGCCCGAAGTTTGGTTTATAATGTCGGAGGGTGGAATTGAATCGGATATTTACAACACCGTAATGAAGAAACAGGATTTCACGCTAAAACATTTCCGAAAATGGAAAGCACCTACCAGCGAAAACTAAAGAAACACTTTGAGGGTAATGGCTGGCTGGTGATTAAGATAATACGGGCAACGGTTAACGGCTATCCCGATTTGATGCTATTGCACCCACTTAGACCAATTATCTTCATAGAGGTAAAAGATGAAAAGGGTATATTGAGCAAGGTGCAAGAGTATCGCATAAAGGAACTGCAATCAAAAGGATTTATAGCAATGGTAACTAAGCCCAGCAACTACGATGAAACCATCCAACAAGTCAAGCAAACTTATTGACACCCAACCAACCCACGTACGCGCATTCCAACGCCACGGTAAGACGTATTGGGTGGATGGTATTGAGCGAAGGGGCGAAGATTGGTATTGCAGTATAAGAGAGGAAAACGGGCAAAAGTGGTGGTGGATTGAGGAATATAAATGCAGATAGCAAGTATTTATGTATGTTTGGGGTCAATGGCGGTTTTACTTAACTTAAAAACACTATGAATCTATTTACTCAAAATAAAGACTTAAAAAAAACAGGAATTTACGGATGGACACTCCCAGCACATTGGGTTAAATTAAGTGACGGTTCTAAATTTAATACGTGTCCTAACGCTGGAATTTGCGCTGCATTTTGCTATGCTAAAAACGGCACATTCATGTTTAGTAATGTAAGAAAGGCTCACATTGAAAAACTTGAATTTGTCATAAATAACAGGGAAGAATGGATTGAATCAATAAATACTGAATTGAAACTCAAAAAGTACATTGGCAAATATATTCGCATACATGATGCTGGTGATTTTTTTAGTTTGCAATACGCAATGGATTGGATAAACATTGCCAAAGAAAACCCACAATGTATATTTTACGCATACACTAAAGAGGTTTCAATGTTCAAAAGAATTGGAACGCTGCCCGATAATTTTATTACAATTTTTTCATTTGGAGGTAGAGAAGACCACCTTATAGATAAAGAGAAGGATAGGCATAGCGATGTTTTTCACGACTACAATCAAATGATAGAAGCTGGGTATAACGACATAAGTGATGATGATAGCCAAGCGGCAATAAATGAGAATCACAAAGTAGGGTTATACAGAAACAACATAAAGCATTTTATTAAAAAAATGGGCAATAAGAAGTTTAGCGAATGGCAAAACGGAGATAAACCCGATTGAATAACTTTATTTTAGCTTTTGTGTTTTTTGTGTCATTTATTTAGAAACAGTACCCCGATATTTGACCCAACTTAAAACCACAAAGAAATGCCAAGCTATTATTTTACATGGGAAGGTGTAGACCTTCGCGCAGATTACGATGAACTTGTAAGTTCGTCAGGTGAACACGGAAACCCAACAGCACACGTGTACTCCGTTAATTGGAACGGGATGGATGTGGAGTTTTTAGCAACCGAATGGGGAGGTTTGAACATTGAACAATTAAACGAAGAAATAACAGAAACGCTATGAGCAATTACAGAAACGTGTACAAGTCAGACCATCTAGGCGTAGTAGACTTGGAGGAATTGGTAGAATTAGGCAAGCCCCTAATCTTTACCATCAAAGAGGTTAAACAAGAAATAGGCGCAACCGTTGCTGGCAATAAAGGCAATTTTAACGTTGCCTACTTTAATGAGCCAATTAAGCCGTGGGTACTTAATTCCACAAATGCTACTACCATTAGACGGTTGGGTAACTTTGGTACAAATGTAGAAACGTGGAAAAACTTGCCCGTTGAACTTTACATTGATGCTAACGTGAAGATGAAAGGGTTAATAGTGGGCGGTATTCGTATCAAACCGTATCTTCCTAAGTCAGCTACTCCGCAAGTAAATGACGCTGCTGCAATAGCTAAAATTAACGGAGCAGCCACTTTAAGCGAATTACAAACAGCGTGGCAATCACTTACAACAGCAGAACAAAAACTGCCAACCGTAATTGCCGCAAAAGACAACCGTAAAATCAATCTAAAATGATAAACTACGAAACAAAACAGAAATCAGAAGAATGGCACTCTTTAAGGGTCGGAAAGGTTGGCGGCTCAACTTCGCATCAACTACACGTTAAGTCAGACACTCTTTTGGAGCAATTGCTTGGAGAGATATGCGAGCCTTTTTTTCACGAGGAAACATTTGTAAGCGATGCAATGCAACGAGGTAACGACCTTGAACCTTTGGCAATTGAAGCGGTAGGTGAATACGTTGGAAAAGAGTTTAAGTCTTGCGGTTGGATTCAATCTGACGAATGCGGTATAATCGGGGCAAGTCCTGATGGCATTACGGAAGATGAAACAACAATTGTGGAGGTAAAATGTCCAAGCGCAAAGGCTCACATTGGCTACATTAGAAATGGCGTTATTCCAACTGATTATATTGACCAAGTGTGCCATTATTTCGCTGTATTGCCTACCTTGCAACAGGTTCACTTCGCAAGTTACCGACCCGAATGTATCAAGCCGCTATTTGTCGTAACGGTAACTCCCGACACAGAAGTAAACGTAGGCACTAAAGCCCGACCAGTTATCACTACGGTTCGCGAATATGCGGCAACCAAAGTAACCCTTGCAATTGAACTCGAAAAACAAATCAATAACGAATACCTAAAACTAACATTCTAATGACAATCACAGGCACAGTTCACCACGTTGGACAAACAGAAGTAATTAGTGACAAATTCAGCAAGCGATTGCTGGTAGTTAAAACCGAGCAAGAGTATAATAACCTTTGCCCCGTAGAATTTACAAAGGACAAAGCCGCGCTACTTGACGGGCTGCAAATCGGTCAATCGGTTAGCATCGAGGTAAATTTAGGCGGCAGAGAATGGAATGGTAAATACTTTGCAAGCATTACTGGGTGGAAGCTAAATACAAGTGCAAAATTGGAAACTCGTGACACCACTTTGAAACCGCAACAAGTAGCTTCATTAGTTGAAGATATTGACGAAGATATGCTTCCTTTCTGATGCGCACATTAGCAATCACATATTACATCTCATGCCTACTTTGCCCACTTGTAGCTTTCGAGCCGCACGTGTGCAAGGAGGTGATTAAGCCGACACCAATACACGTTATGCTATTCAGCGTGCAGCAGCAAAGACTATTCTATAAAGATTTGAACGAATGATAAAAGCAACCTTAACCCGAAAGTATACAGCTACCCAAACGCTTGGCGAGTTGGTGATTGGCAATTTCAAATGCAAGACTTTGGAGCTTGCTTGGAGGGATAACGCTTCAAAGATTAGCTGCATACCCGAAGGCGTTTACCAAGTAGTTCCAAGACACTCGGCAAAGTATGGCAGACACCTACACATTACCAACGTGCCAAACCGTTCATTTGTGTTAATCCATTGGGGCAACTACGCTGGTTCAATCAATCCAAAAAGCTTATCTTTGGTAGGTAAAGTAAAAAAATAATGACTAAAAAAAGAGATATTACTCTTACCAAAAGTGAAGCGTTAAAAGAATCTTGGAGGAATAGAAAGGACTTTTTGAACGAAGAAGTAGGTCGTGGCACATTGCACAACGTATGGAGAAGTAAGGTCTTTACTAAAAAAGGCAAGAAAATAGGTTTTCCAAACGAGTGGAGTACTTTTAAGGGATTCAAAGAAATGGTAGGGGTCGGGCATGAAAAAGGAAAGATTTTAATAAGGTTAGACCAGTCAAAGCCTTACGGATTGAATAACTTTTTTTGGTGCGACAAAGGGCAAGAATCCTATTTGAGTTGCCGCCAATTAGAATATAATGGGCAAGTAAAGTATCTTTTTGAGTGGAGCAAGGAATTTGACTTAAACTATCAAGGGGTAAGGATTAGGTATTACAGATACAATAGCCCCGAAGAAATTTTATTTGGAAAAAGAGCAGGCGCAAAAAAGGTGGTTAGAAGTATAAAGGATTTAGAGGACAGAAAATTTGAACACGCTATAACCGCTAAACTTAAGGCGTATAGGAATAGAGATTACAAAAGGAGGTTAGAATTTAATATATCAAGGGATTTTTTGATAGACGCAATAAGGAATAAAACTTGTTACTACTGCGATACTCCAGAAAAATTAGGGTTAGATAGAATTGATAACAATAAAGGACATACGGAGGATAATGTAGTGCCATGCTGCCATAGGTGCAATATAACACGGGGCAATAATTTTAGCGTTGAGGAATTTTTAGAAATTGGAAAAACCATTAAAAAAATAGATAATGACAGAGCAAGAGAGAGTATCGGTACTAAATAAGTTGGGCATATTTGGCAACTATCAAAACTATACGATAGTAGATAAGGGCGATGAATACGAGGTTTTCACTGGCCAAAGTGACATCAAAGGCTGCGTGTTGGTAGGGTCTGCAATGGCCGACATCAACAAGGATGGGATACTGGACATTGTGAACTCTAAGCCTACCTTTGCTGGCTTGATGCTTATGTTTCCTGACGGGTTTGAGTTGACCATTAAGAGTTAACGACGCATTAGAATATGAGAATTGGCGGGAAAAAAGGTTTGTAGTACCGAGTGGAAATCTGAAACCTTGAAATACCCATTAAGCTCGACAGTAGCCACTCTTAGCCATTTCTTATATTCTTTGTTGTAAAACTTTATTTCCACAACGTCCATCTAATTACAAAACTAAAGAAAAACACGTAATACATTTGAGCCATGAGCAACCAAACAAAAAAAGACATACCGATTGAAGGCATATTCACATTAGCTAGCCAGCTAATTGAGTTAATCAAAACAGCTATTGAAAAGCGCGGCTTACTTCGCGAACGGGTTAACCGTTTGGAGCAAGCGTTATTGAAAGTTGCGGAGTATAACCTAATCCAAGATGAACGCATTAAAGCACTTGAAGAAAAATGAAAACCTACGCAATAGTATTGACCGATTCGCATCCGTTAATCCCAAAGAACACCAAGCTATTGATGTTTGATACTCGTGGATTTGGGCGGCAGTTTGGAACTAAAAAAAATGGGGACTACTGGAGTGAAGCATTCATTCTAAGCAAACCAAGCCTGTTCAAAATAGTAGAAGAAAATGAGTAACTATTCGCACATCACAGACGTTTTAAATGGCGTGGAGGTGGTTGGACGTGCCAAGCCAACACGTTACACGGCTATTCACTTTGACGGGCGCACAGTTAAGCATTCGGGTACTTTTAGGGATTTCTGCACGTTGCACAGATTTCCGTATCACACTTTGAAAACACAAGGCAGCACCGCTTTTACGGTTGGTTATAACTGGGAGGGCTGGCAATTCACAAAAGAAAACTAAACAAAAATGAACCCAATACTTTTAACCATCCCAGTATTTATCGCAGCAGTATTAACCATTGCGTGTGGCGTATTGTTCTCAATTATCCATCGTAAGGATGAGGAAATTGATAACCTAATAAAAAACTTGCTGACCTTAAACGAAAGGCACGAAGAAATAGTAGATAAGTTGGAATATGACTTAAAGCAATCGGACGAAGCCTACGATTTACTTGTTAAGGATAATGCAAATCATACTATTGAAATTGCATATCTAAAAGGAGTTATTGCTTCGCTAAAAATCCAACTAAACCAAGCCAACGCTCGCACGTTCACAGGACGCAAGCGGAATAATAAAGGGCAGTTCGTTACCGTTGCTAAGGACGTTGAGCCTTAACTTTACGTCATGGCAAACGTAACCGTTAGATTAGACACTTCCGACATTCAAAGGATGGCATCCGAAATGTCTAGGACAAAATTCCTTATAGCCGTATCTCGCGGCATAAACGATTCCATAAAGTTTGGAAGAACTTATGCGAAAAAGGAAGTTAAAAGACGGTACAACATTGCCCCTATTGAATTAAGTAGGGGTGGTCGTAATGATTTGATTCCAATACGACTTGCAAAGCGTAGTGACCTTTCCGCAACCGTGTCTGCAAGCGTTAAGCAGAACATCAAATTAAGCGCGTTTAAGGGTGTTAGCGGTGCTGGAGTTAAATTGGTTAGGAGTAAAGACGGAATGTCCATGAGAAAAGGAAGAAAGTCCGTTTCGTCATGGCAAACTGGTAAAGGCAGAGATAAAGTCCAAATTGAAATAGTGAAAGGCAATAAGGTTACAATGGATAAAGCCTTTATAGCTAGGATGAAGAACGGTCACATCGGTGTATTCGGTAGGGCTGGTAGTTATTCGGGAGGTAAGTTTACATTTAGAAATAAAAGAGAAAGTTCAAAATCAGATACTCCAATAGCTGAATTAGGCTCAATGTCTATGAATAAAGCAATTGACAATGGCAACATTACCAATAACCTTAACCAAGCGGTTAGCACGAATGTTGAGAGCAGAGTAAGGTATTGGCTAGATAGATATTCAAGAACGATATGAGAACAGACCCAAGACCAAAGAAATTTACAGCCATCCACGTTAATGACGAGGTAAGAGAACACGTGGGTACATTCAAGGAGTTTTGCGAAATTCACAACTTTCCTTATGCCGTTTTAAGCAAAGTTGCTGGCAAATGTTTTTCTCCTGATTTTAATTGGAATAGCTGGAAATTTACTAAGCAATAGTGCTTATTTTCTCCCCGTAGGCTACATAGAAAAAGGGTCGGGGGGTCTTTTTTTTACAGAATAATTGCTGTGATTTGCTTTCACGATTGCCCTATCAATCTTAACTGATTGGTGGGGCTTTTTTGTCGGTGGAGTTGAACGGAATTACCAACAGAATTACCGACTGATTTTTTTGGTTTTTTAGTCAAGTTCTAGCGGTTTTACGGGAACTTTTCAAATTGGAAAATAAACGGAATTTCCAACAGAAACCGCAACAAAATAGTTGAGAGAAAGTAGATGGGCTTTGACTAAAGTTTTCTCAAAAAACCAATCGGACAGAAGTCAAAAATTTTTGGCCGCGTACACAAAAAATAACCGTGGGCGTGATGGGCGGTTTCTTACTAAATGTTGTTGCTTGTTATAACTTCCGTTTGCACTTTGTTGAGGGGGTGGGTGTTGGCTTCCGTTTGCACCTTGTTGAGCAATTTGTCGTAAAAAAACCACTTCATAACAAGGCGCAAAATTTTATTGCGCACGATGTTACGCGTCCCTATTTGGGGCGGTTGTGGTATTGCAAACCAAAGCAAAAAAACCGAACGAAAAACATAGAAACAAAAATAAACATAGCAACGTGCCCACTACATACGCGCGCGCGTTTCTTATATATAGCAAAAAGTGCTAAAATTTAACGCATTGAAAACCAACACTTTAGCACATAATAAAGTGAACACTTAAAAAAAAGTGCGCTTTTGTATGTTTTGCAACACTTTTATCCAAATTAGTTGACGAACATTGTCGGGTCGAAAGCAACGGAGCATAGACATAACCACCACAAACCAAATGAAAACACAACCAAACAAAGCGCAAAGGGCAGAAGCGTACCAAAATGCTGCCATTTTTATATTGATGGCGTTGATGCCATTGGTAATTGTAGGACTTAATAAACTAGGCGTTTCACTTTATTAAAAACTAAAACTATGAAACTTTCACTTTTGAGAATGTCAGTCCAATTAGGATATTTAGACCTTGAAAATAGGAATGGCGAATTGACAGAAACCGTAAGCGGTTACGCTGCCTTTAGTGGTGACTGTCAAGAAATAGACGGTAATTACTACCATGCCGAAAAGGACGAGGATGAGTATTGTTTTGATGAATTAAACGATGAATATATACTTTGCTGCGATGCGGTCGAAGTAATAACAGGACGAAGAGGAAATACAGAAATAACGCATTGCGATAATCGCGATATATTCGAAATTGATGGCAACTATTACACCAGTGACGGGGCACGCGAAAACGGTTTTATTCAGTTGCATGATGGTGACTGGATTGACGAGGATAACGCCTGCTACGTTGAAAGCGAAGGGGATTACTATCATCAAGATGATTGTTACTATAACGACCGCACGAATGAGTACCAACTAGAAAGGCCGTCCGAAGGTGAACTTTTCGAATGTAGTTTCTCGGATTATGTCGATAAGTCAACAACGGAAACGAAAATAGGTTTTGAAGTTGAAAAGGAAGATGCGTCTATACTTGAAAACCTGCATGCGCCCGACTTATTAGATGCAACCGATTGGGCAGCCGTAAGCGATGGCAGTCTAGGTAGTGGCGGTTTTGAGCTTGTTTCGCCTATTTTCGACCTGCATGATACTAACTTTTTCGCTGAATTTAGCGAAGTAAAAAAGTACTTGAATGCCGATTATTCTGACAATTGTGGCGGGCATATAAATTATTCAAACGAATTGGAAACGCCCCGAGAAATGGCTGAGTCAATTTCGGGATACTTACCACTACTTTATGCAATGTATCCGAAGCGCATTCAGCAAAGATGGTGCATGATGAAACCGAAAAACGAACTTTTAGAAAGTTCAGACAAGTATCAAGCGGTTTGCATGAAACGAAATAGAATAGAATTTCGGATATTCCCAGCAATAAAGAATTTAGAGCAATTGGTTTGGAGGGCTGAACTAATTAAGATTTTCGACCTTAACAGATGCGAAAGTGAAAGCGAAGTTCTTTCAGAAATATGCAACCCAACAAGCGAACTGAACAAACATCTTCGCAAAGTTTATGCCGACCTTGAAAAGTTTACTGCAATGGTGCAAAGAGTAGTCTTTCACATTGTGAACGTGGAAAAAATAGAAGTAAACGAATTAGAAACCATCAAAAAACTAGAGCAATGTGTATAGCAATCTTAAATTCCAAAAATGCGCCAATTTTACCTTTTGAAAACTTTGAGGAGTCCTTTTTGAATAATCCTGACGGTTTTGGGATGATATACGTTAAAAAGGGAACGTTGCAAACTTTTAAGGACATGAGCGAAGATGTAGAACGTTTATATTCTATTTATGCCGATGCAAAGGAAAAGAATGAAGGCAGCAACTTTGCGCTCCATTTTAGAATCGCCACCAGCGGAAAGGTGAACGCTACCAATTGTCACCCGTTCAACGTAAGCGATAAACTTGCGTTCATACATAACGGAGTAATTGGTAACGGATGTAAGCGATATTCAGACACCTACCATTTTAATAAAAACGTGCTACAAAAGTTGCCGCAAAATTTCCTTTCAAACAATGGAATTTTAACGCTCGTCGATAGCGCAATCGGACATTCAAAACTTATCTTTTTGAATAACGAAAACCGTTTTCACATATCGAACGAGCGTTTAGGACATTGGGACAATGTAGGCAACTGGTTTTCAAATTACTCATATTTGCCCTATGTGCCAACACCTAACTATTGGAAGCAAAGGAAAACGAAAATTGACGCAATACAGGACGAAATTTTTGGATACGGCCACGAAGTTGAGCAATGGAATTTCTAGTACGGTTGTGGTGACCAAAGGGGCGCGATAATATCAACCCCCGACCACAATACAAATAAAGAAGGGCAGCGATGCCCTTTTTTTGTGCCTTTTTGTAGCGTGCACCTTATTATATATGTAACTATGCGCGACCTGCTCCAGCTTCGTTTGGGCTTCTTTTGCGCTTTGTTAAGACGTTCAAACCGTTTTCTAGTATAGATGCACCCCAATGCAATTTGAGTAGCTTAGCAACGTGCAAATGTACATTTGCGCCTATTGCCTACCTATTGCGCCCCTAAATTACGCCCCTACTTAATTTGCACCTTGTTAACGTATCTTCGCGCCTTGTTGGTACTCAACTACATTGCAACGTAGAAAGTCGCTTAGTAACGTGCAAACGTGGCGAATATGCCCATGTGAAGTATTTATATTGTTATGAGTTTATAACAACGTGCAAAAAAGTAGGTTCTCCCCCCCTCCAAAGGGGGTGCGGGGAAGGCAACCGCATCTTGATGTAACTGACCGTTTTCGTCATACTACGCACAAATAAACTTAGATTGACCTATGTTTTCCAAAGTGGTATTTAGTGCGTAATTTCGCCCCTATAATGGCTAGGGCAAGAGTAAACCCATTAAGTGAGGTTATTAGTATAAGAAAGTTTGCAGCCCATATAGGGTGTGTAGAAGGAACTGTGCGCGGTGCTATCCGAGAAGGGCGTTTAAGCAAGTCCGTAATTAGGGATGAAACTGGCAAGGTTAGCGGTGTGATATGGGCTGATGCGGAAGCGGAGTGGGCAAGGAACTACTCGCATGGCAAGCATTTGTTATCTAGTGTAGCTGAATCATTAGCCGAGAAACCAACTGGCGAAGCTATAAGGGACATTAACGAAAGTCGTGCTATTAGTGAGCATTACAAAGCGGAGTTAGCTAGGATTGAGTTAGAGGAAAAGGAAAAGACGGTTGTTAGTGTAGACATGGTCAGGTCGCAACTATTCAACTTCGCCAATGAGGTTAAGGTGGTATTGCAAGGTATTCCTGACGTTTGCGTAGATGACATTTTGAGTGCGGAGGACAGAGCGGAAGCACATAACATTATGAAATTGGCAATTAACAAAGCACTATTAAAACTTACGGAGGTTGTTGAGAGAGATTTTTCATAACAACAAATAGTTTTTATATCTTTGCGGTCTAACATAGACCAACATGCCACAATTCTTCCACGGTGTTGAAACCATATTAGTGCCAACATCAAGTGCGCCAATCACAACCGTAGCAACTTCGGTAATTGGATTGGTAGGAACTGCCCCAATAGGAGCGGTTAACACAATGACGCTAGTAAGTAGCCTACAAGACTGTGAGCAGTTTGGTGGTGACTTATATCCAATGACTATCAATAGGTCGTTGAAGGCTATCTTTGAACAAGGTGGTGCGCCAGTAATAGTAATTAACGTATTCGACCCTGAAACAATGGCGGACTTAATTACTGCCGAAGCTATCACAATAGCTAATGGTCGTGCGCAATTAGACAATGTTGTTTTATTTGATACTGGTGGAGCAACCGTAAATGACCCTGTTGTAAGTGGCGGTTCTCCTTGGGCTACATTTGATGAAGGTGATGACTACACGATAGACCAATATGGCGCATTTAGCATTGTTGCTGGTGGAGCGATAGTAGAGGGCGACACGGTGTACGTTACTTACTACACTCCTGACCCTACTGGGTTGGTATCTTCTGACTTTGTCGGTTCTTCATCTTCTCCGCGAACTGGTTTCAAATTGTTTGTTGAAGCATTGGACACTTTCGGGTTTAATCCTAAGATTTTGATTTGCCCTGAATATAGCGCAATCCCTGCGGTTGCCGCTGAAATGTCATCAAAAGCAAGCTATTTTAGAGCGGTGTGTTTGGTTGACGATGAGCAAGGTACAGACCGCGCAGATTTGGTGTCACATAGAACAGCCGCAGGAAACAGTTTTGCAAGCACGTCAAGACGTTTAGTTCCATGCGCTCCTTGGGTTAAAGCATACGATTATTTAGGTGCAATTGAAATATACCCACTAAGTCCT